GATATTCTTTCTGCATTGATCGTTACATCACCAGAACTAACAGAAAAGTCCGTTGCATCAAAGGTGGCGATACCTTTTACGCTATCAGAAGCATCAGCGATTGAAAAATCTAATGTTCCATCTCCGTCTTGATAAGCTACGGTGATACCTGTCTCGGTATTGGAAGACACCATCGCCCCTACTAAGTCTTGTATTCTCTCTGCTTGGAGTGTTACTGCTCCGCTTGATACTGAGAAATCAGTAGCACTAAAGCTCGCAATACCTTTGTTTGAATCACTGGCATCTTCAGCGCTTATCGTAACTGTTGCTGTTTCGCTACCTGAACCGCTTACATCTATCCCTTCTCCTGCTGATATAGTTTCAACATAAGCTCCTGTGGTGTCTGTACCTAGAGCTGTCGCATCGGCAGTTATCGTTGCGGTTAAGGTGGCGTTGCCTAAATTAGTGAGAGTGGCAGTCCCAGACAAGTCTCCTGCTAGGGTGATTACAGGTGATTTATTGATGGTTGTGGCACTAGCAATATCCCCACCATTGATGTCAAAATTGCCACCCTCTATCTCGTTGTTATCTAAAGTAACTTTTCCTGCTGTGCTTAATGTCGTTACTGTTAATGCAGGTATATTGACTCCACCGCCATCACTAATTGAAAAGGCAGCATCGCCATCAGTATATTGAACAGTGGCAACTCTTAATGTTGGCGTAGAGGTAATTCCCCCACTGGCTACAGTGAGTCCGCCTACTGTAATGGTGCTTGAATATCGGTCTGTGGTTGTCCAGTTGGTATTACTGTGATCGTAAACTAATAGCGTTCCTGCATCACTAGAGCCTGCAGTGACATCGGCTGCACTTCTGCCCAATATCGTATTTGGTCCAGCTAACCCCTGTTCTCCTACTGTTACGACTTCTATATTGCTCGCATCAGTTACAGTGACTGTATTGACTGTATCGGTTGAGCTGACTGATATTGTGCTTATTGCCATTATTTACTTACCTGTGGTCTGACTTGAAAAGTCCCTTCTAAAATTCTGTATATATTGGAGCTGGCATCGGTTATTTCCAGATCATAAACTCCGTCTTGTATATCTAGTGCTGATGTGTCACTGGCTGATATAGTCAATGTGACTGTGCCTGCAGAACCGCCTAAAGCCATTCTGCTATTGCTTGTTGTTAGTGTGAGAAAGGTAGCACTGGCATCGTGGTTGGTTCTTAAATCCATCTCCCCTGCTGAATAACCAGTAAGGTTTATAACACTACCTGCTGAATCCTTGAGTGTTAAAGTTTTACTAAATGTTGCGCCTTGTTCAATGACGAAGTGATGATAACCTGCAGTCATTTAAAAATCTCCTATGTAAAACAATTTCCTTCATACCATCCTACTATGGCTTTCCTTACCCCTTTCGTCACTGGTGTTACCCTGTGATAAAAGAAAGAAGGAAACACTATTACTGTTCCACGACTGCGGATATTACTGGGCTGTGGTATGTCCTTATGGAACTCAAACTCACCGCCCTCGTAATCATCATCTGATAATTGGACTGTCACCGAAATCTTCCTTTGACTCTCAATATCCTTTAACCATTGGACATCTTGATGCCAGTCATAAAATCCTTTTTCGGATTCATTATACTCAGTATATTGAAATTCGCTAAAATTGTTTAGTCTAAATCCAAAATTCTCTCTATTTGCCATTATGACAAACGGAGATAACAGCTCATTCACCGCTTTGGCTTGATCTGAATTATGGGGAAAGACTGATATTTGTGATCTTCGGACTTCTTCCTCTAGTCCTGATTTTTCACTGTTGATACCCACTTGTCCATCAGACAGAGGGGTTTTAGGCAAAGATAATAGTTGTTCGCAGACCTCGCTACTCAGAGCAGACTGCCAAATGTGCCACATAGACCTCATGGCGCATTACTTAGCCTTTTTCTTAGCTGTCGCCTTTTTCTTTGCAGGTGCTTTCTTTTTAGACGCTTTCTTCTTTGGAGCCTCACCACCTTCCCATGCTTCGTTCACATCTGGGGTATCTGGGTCATCTCCTTTTAAAGTGCCGTCTTCATTTCTAGCTCTTTTAGGTTCTTCTGCAACCTCATCTGGTGCATCTACTTTTACCTCAGTAGCCCAACCATTCGTAACAAATGTTTGCATGACATCATCTTGCCATGTATCAACAGGCTCTACGATTTCATCTACTGGGTATAATTTTGAAGTTGCTCCAAACTCGTCTGCAGCTCCTGCTTTGGGAACTATGATTCTGTATTTTTTGCCTTTTGCCATTTATATTGTTTCCTTAATTAAAATGAGGGAGTGGGTGTCCTTATATGTAGCGGAAGAACTACCAGACTTCCCACCCCTTTAAACTCAAAACGAAGGTCGGATATATCATTTCACCTTCCTTCTAACCTTTTGGGTTAAGCGTTATGCGCAGTAAATGCGTTATCTACACTATTTCTAGCGTGTCCTCTAACGATCATAGCACCGATAGGTGTTCCGTTAGAGTGTGTGCCAGATTTAGCTAGAACGACACGGACATACCTCTTACCACCGATATAGCCCACACGGAAAATCCCGCCTGCACTATCAGGGTTTCCGCCAGTTGTGCCATCAAGTTTCAAGAATATACCGCCTGCAGCGATAGTTCCATCTATGATGTCAGCTTGGGCGCAATCAGAATAAGTTGAATCATCATCAGAATGCTCCAATGAGATTTCAAAATAAACTGATCCAGAGAGAGTATCTCCTTCAGCACCTACATCAACCAAGACTGTTGCGCTTTCGTAACCTTGAAGGTCAACCCCAGTACCATTACCTGCTGCAGTTTTAACTGCATTGATAATAGAGACCGCAGGATTAATATTGTTAGATAAATCTTTCATATACTACCCCTTATGTTGAACACTTCAGCTTTCTAATAGCTTCAGCTTGAATGACTTGCCCACCAACTCTGCGTCTGGCTACATAGCGAACATTTCCAGAAGTAGCTTGTGTGAAAGGATCACGCAAGATAGCTGTCTGTACTCTGTCAACAATCATATAGCCCCTTGAGAAGTCACCGAAAAGCACAGGATAGGTATTACTACCTTCATCTGGCATATCGGTTGCTTCTATATAAGGATAGCCGAGTATGGTGCTAGGCGCACCACCGATTAAACTCATGCCAGCTTGGAACACATATTGTCCAGCAGTATCTTTAAGTTTTCTAATTGCTGCTAATGAAGTTCTGTTAAAAACAAAAGTTCCATTTCTAGCATAGTCACTTTTTACTGCGTGAACCAGTGAAATCAAGCCATCAGCAAGGATTGTGCTAGCGTGTCCGCTAACAGTTTCACCTACTGACCCGTTGGTCAAAAGACCTTCAGGGCGACCTACTGCATTACCACTAACGAAGGCAGTACCTTCTGCTTTAGCAAACTGCTCAGCAAACTCACTTGACATTTCAGCTTCAAGATCAAAGACAGTATCTTCTAAATCTTGTTCTGATATATCAACTAGGGCGTACATTTCGTGAGTTGGAATTTCTTCCATTCCCACAGCCCACCCTGTAGTTTCTGAACGAGTGCCACTTTCTGCAACCCATTGGGCTGAAAAACTAGCTGTTCGCTTAGGCATTTGGACTGATCTTTGACCTGTTTGCCTGACTCTGGCAACACTTCTAATAGGCGACATTTCTGTCACTGTTTTAAGAAGTTCTTGCACATATTCAGGTGGAGCCAAATATCCGCCAGTGGTGTCGTTAGAAACAGTCAGGATTTTAAGTTCCATCTCATCTAACGACTCTTTACCCTTTCTCAAATACTTTTCAAAGACCTGAGCTTTCTCGTCTATAGACTGTGTTGATAATCCCAATTCAGGTCTTTTCAACATAGTTTCAATACGATCAACTTGCTCTTTTACTTCATCTTGAGCCTGAGCTTGCTTAGTCAACGATTGGTTGACATCTTCTAACTTGTCTAAATCTTCCTCTATCTTGGCTAATTTAGATTCAGTTAAAGGATCAGCAGAACCCTTTTCTTCAATTTCAGAAAGGCGTTGGTCGTTTGTTTTCTTAAATTCTTCAAACGCATTACCCATTTCTTCTATTGCTTCCTTAACGATATCTTCACTCATGGTTTTATCCTTTTGTTAAATTTGTTAAGAATGTTGTTGTTTGCCGTATGGCTTCTAAGAGTTCTATGTCATCTTTTTCTTCAGCATCTCGCTGATTAAAAGTGTCATGCACAGCTTTTGCTGCGACTTTAGCATCAGACCTAGAAAAGCTGAAAGCATCTCGCATTCCTTTTTCTAAATCCCTGATGTTCATTTCTTCGCCTTTCACTGCTTGAATCCTTGCTCTTGGATTCATGGGAAAGGTTACTAGGCTGATTTCCATAAGGTCTAATTCCTTTAGTAATCGCCTTTTGTTCTTTTCGTCATACTTCTGTTTAGCTGGGTCTGCTCGGTATCCTATGCTCATACCATCTAGTGCGCCCATTTTCATCAGTTCGTATGCTTCGCTACCCCCTTGAGTTCCCAAAGCTAGTTTTCCTTTAACCTTGAGTCCTTTCTTGTCTTCTCTAATTTCTTCAAATATGCCGATGGGCTGATCGGTCTTGTGTTGCCAAAGGAGCTTGACTCCTCTTGCGCCTGTATCGTTGAGGCTTTTTAAGAAGGCTCCCTTCTCTACGACATCATTGCCTAAGTCTTTATTCCCAAATATAGAACCATAACCAACAAAGACCCCTTCTTCTTCTCCTTCGGCTTTCAATTCTGAACCGATTTCAAAGTGTTCAGTCTTTATCTCTACATCTAATGATTCTTGTTCTTTAGGCTCTGCGTCATTCCCACTGGAATCTTCTAAGTCATAATCAACTTGGACAGCTAAAGCACCTTCAGTTTCAGATACTATTTCACTCATAAGTGGCTATCTCCAAAGTTTATTTAACAACTGTACTTAAAATCTTCAAAATTTACAACAAATCCTCTGGATTTTCTGCGTATGTAATTACGCACCTGCAGTTAATAATATGGTAAACACCGCCTGATGGATCGCCTACTCTGTCCATCTCTACCATTCCCTCTTTTGGGTGGGACAGTTTAAACTTTCCATCCATTGGTACTGTTTGTCCATTTGCCTCTCTGTGTTCTGGTCTGGTTCTACCATCAGAGACAGCAACCCAGCGTTTCCAAAAATCTATCCCTAACTCATCTCCTAAATCCACATGGTATTTGTGGTTTGCCCATGACGCTGCATTGCTCGTTTCGGTTCTAGCTATGGTTAAGGCTCTTGTTCTGCTCAATGTTGGTGCAACTTTTCTAAGGCTCCTTGCTATCTCTCTCGGTCCCTTGCCTTCCTCTGCCCCTTTCTCTATATAGTCTTTGATCTTGTTTGCCAGAGTCCTTGAAATCCCCTCTAAGCGCAATGTATTAGACGCTATGTATCCACCTACCAACCTCTCAAAGTTGACATTGCTAAAGTCAAAAGGGTCATCTTGTTTCTTCTCTAGGTTGCGATAGACCATGCTGTTCCTTTCATACATTGCTATAAACACTCTTTTATAGTGGCTTCCCATTAACAGCTTCAGGTCTTCCAAGAATTGTTTTTCGGCTCTGGTTAAAAACAACTGGTTATTAGAAAAGTCCTCAGCCTGTATCATCACAAACTTTCTAATAAGCGTTTGTAGTCTTGAGAATAAAATAAGCTCTAGGTTGTTTCTTAG